TTGTCTGTTTTTTTTACATTTATAGACAACCTATAACAGGATTTTTTTAATACACAGTCAACCAAAATCAGGACGAGACAAACCGTTGGCCAGTTCACGGGCTTGTATGACAAAAATGGACAAGAAGTATATGAGGGGGATATTGTTAAAAGAAAAATTATAAAAAGTGATTTCTATCCTGAACAATATATGCCTCACATAAAGGAACAACATGAGACAAAAAGATGGGTTGAATCTCAAACGGGAGTTATAAAAATGTGTCCAGAAATACGCTTTGGGGAGGAGTTTATAACTCGGATGCCTAAGCAAAAAGATATAGATAATGGTATTATTGATAATTTTGATTATGAAGTCGTTGGTAACATATACGACAACCCAGAACTACTGAAAGGAGGCACGAAATGATTAAGGCTTTAATATGGGCGATAATATCGCTTTTGATGCTATTTGTCATGACATCTGGAATATCTATTCAGCTCAAACCATTTCGTATAGACATTACTTATCCATATTTCGGATTAGGAATTGTATTGACCGCCATAGGGCTTACCCTGTGTATCGGATCAGCGTACTACTATGGAATCTCAAATAACCAATACAAAGATGGCTATAAGAAAGGATTTCATGCCGGCGTTGAATATGTTATAGAATTTGCAAAACAAAAAAAGAATGAAGAATGAGCATAAATAAAGTAATCCTTCTCGGTTATACCGGCAAGGATCCTGAAGTGAAAGATGTTGCCGGGACAAAGGTCGCCAATCTATCGCTTGCTACCACGGAGAAGGGCTATACCCTTCAAAACGGGATCCAGGTTCCAGACCGCACGGAATGGCATAGTCTTATCTTTTGGAAAGGTCTGGCCGAGGTCGTAGAAAAGTATGTCAGGAAGGGTTCTCAAATCTATATCGAGGGCAAGATCAAGACCCGGCAGTATGAGGATAGAACGGGATCAAAGCGGTATGTGACAGAAATATTTGTTGATAAGCTGGAGTTATTGGGAAGTAGACTTGCCCAGCAAGAAGCCAGTCTACAATCGAAACTCTATCAACCTGAACAATCAAGAGAAGATCTTCCATTCTAAAAAATACAAGAGGCAACGCCCCGAACCACCAGTAACGTTACCTCCCCACACGATTATTTAGTACAAAAATACTATTTACTTCTAAATAATTGTGCCATGTTTTCAGAAATTGCGGAAATAAAATCAATTAGAGAGCAGAAATCAAAGTTATCGGAAAGGGAAAAAGAGCTGACAGAACCTATATTGACGGACCTTGATATGATAGGAATGTTATATCGGTGGTTCCAAGAGATTATTTCTCAAAAGGAGATATTTAGGTCAGGGAATGTTACCCAACGAAAGAAATTCATTTTTATCATCTTGTTTTTGTATTCTCCGAGTACCCTTGCCGGAGGAAAGATGAAAAATGGCCTTCGAGATAAGCTGGCGGAGGTTTTAGGTGTAAATGCCCAGACAACCATATCCAATAACCGTAATAACTTGGTTTTCTCTTACCAGCTGTACAAGTATTTCCGGCAAGATGTGGATTGGATATATGGGGAGATGATGGAAAGGATAAAGCCGGAGAAGTAGGCCGGCTTCGTTAATTGTTAAAAGTAACAAATATGTTACTGTTTTCTTTGTGGTTACTTTTGTGGTTGTAACAAAAACGTTATATTTGTGGCGTCAATTAAAAAGTTCTTTGATTTTATGAAGTATTCAGAGTTTTACAAATTGATTGAATCAGCAGGCTGGACAATCAAAAAGGGGACGAACCATTACAAATATGTTCATCCCGACTTTGACTACTTTATCCCTGTCGGTAGGCATCCGGCAAAAGAGATTCCAAACGGTACTCTTGATAGTATGATGAAAAAGGCGGGGTTAAAGAAGTAAAAGGACTGCACCCACTTCGGTGGGTGCTTTAATTGACGAAATTAAAAATGACACGATTATGAAGAAGATTAAGGCGATTATCGAAAAGGCGAATGATGGAGGTATTTCTATTTATTCGGAAGACGTGAACGGCGCGTATGGTTTCGGTCTTACGGAGCAGGAAGCCAAAGATGATTTCCTGTCTGTACTGGAAGAACAGGCTGAATATTACAAAGAGAAACATGGTGAGTTTCCTGTGTGGTATAAGTCTGGCTATTCTGTTTCGTATATTTATGATTTGAGTGGATTCTTCGAGGCATTCCCTTTCATAAATGCCAGTAAGTTCGCAAAGGAAATTGGATTGAACGAGTCCGTTATGCGAAAATACAAAGGAAAGATCGTTACAGCTTCCGAAAAGCAAAAGGCTATAATCCAAAAGGGGTATAATAATATCCTCAAAAGAATGGAAGCTGTCAGATTCTGATATTCCAGCCGGGAGGCTCCAATATAAAATCAAAGATTAATTGACAAGAGAGGGCGCATCGTTTGGGTGCGCCTTTATTGCTTTTAATGAGGTTATCAATGAGTAAGCCAGTTTAGTGCTCCAGCTCTATTTACCATTTGGGAAATTTCTTCTGTAAAATCTTATCAGAGTATTTATATACTTCATTTGCAATTCTATAATACTCAGGTTCTTCAATCCTTCGATTACATTCACTGTCTTTCTTAAGATTATCGAAGTCTTTATGCAATTCTATAATCTTTTTTGCATTTTTATCCGTCTTGTATCTTTCCTCAAATTGTACAAGATATTCGATAAGATTAGATATGTCTTTAAAAGCAGAACCACAACCATGTAATGAATAGTCTATATCTTCTTTTTTTAGAGCGTATTGTGCTTTTATTAGAAGTCTAAATAACTGCTTGTCTATATTGTTTGCAATATCAGACTTCATTTTAGCTTTTTCTTTTCTATAACTCCAGTGAGTATCTGCAATATTTTCTATAGTCCTTTTTAAATATGGGGAAACAAAGACTCCGAAAACAAAGCTAATTATTATATATATTATTTCTAATGTTTCCATATTACTCTTTATTTATAGTATTCTTTCCCTCGTATATTTTTATGTTCTGGCATACGTGGTTCTCCATCGAAATGTATTTTACCTCCGCAGTGAGGGCAGGTGATAGTATTGGCATCATCTTTCACTTCTTCCGGTGATGCAAAGAGTTGCCACATAGGAACGTCCAAAGCTTCTGCTACTTTTTCAAGCGTTGGGTAGGATGGGCTTTTTAATATGGCGTATAAGTTCTGCCTTGTAGTATTCATTTTTTCGGCAAAAGATGTCATATTATACCCTTTTTCTTTAATAAGTAATTCTATCCTATTCATGCTATTATGTTTTTTTGCAAAGATACGTTTATTATAATAGTGTCAAATATATCATTTACAAAATAAAGTTAAAAGAAAGAATATTATTTCTTATTTTGTTTGCAGTGTCAAATATATCATTTACATTTGCATCATCAAACAAGAAGTAATAACAATTAAAAGATATATGATTATGGCAACATCAGTAATTAAACAGAGAACAATAGAAAAGTTCATCATGTCAGAGTTTGCGCAGGGCAATCTGAATACACAAGAGCAAGTAGCCTGTATGCTTATCTTGGTTCAGAAGAAGCTGAATATGTCAGTAGAACAGGCTGGTGACTTCGTAAGAAAGGCAATAGGTATTAACGCTTAAATACATACGATTATGAAAGCAGATTTAGTTTTAGTTATCAGCCCAGAAACATCACTGATGAAACAATTGGGCAAAGTATTAGGCAAGTTATGTTCTATGTGTGATTTTTCTACCATAGAAAGAGGCGAAAAGTATGTCACGATACAACATGATGAAACCGGGCTTGTAGTGGCTTATACGAGTGAAGAACGGTTGAATGTGAAACATTAAATAAGATTGATTATGAACTCAATAAACAAAAACGGTTGCAGCGTATGTCAACCCGGTAAAGAGAATTACACTACCTACAACACCAGGTTGAGAGGTAAAAGAGTGAGAATGTACCAGTATGACTATCGTACTGAAAGTGGTGAACTATTTTCTTGTTGTGCGCCTACCTTAGAGGCATGCAGAGAAAGACGGGATAAATGGCTCAATTCGCAACAATAAGTCGATTGTTGCGTATAGCGGTTGAAGATGTTTCGTTATCTTTGGTTGTGGTAGTACCTTTGGGATTCTATCGCGGGGTGTAGCAGTGGTAGCTTTTCACTTTGACTTGGTGAAGGTCGGTTGTTCGATTCAGCCCCCCGCAACTATGAGTATTAATTTAAATTTGACACGATTATGAACATTCTTACATTAAGCATCAAACAGAAGTATTTCGATGAAATCTTAGCAGGCAAGAAAACCCACGAATACCGCGAAATCAGACCAACAAACGCTAAGAAATATATCACTTATCTCTGTGGCGGTAAAGAATATCCGGCTGATGCAGAACTACCCGAAGAAGGTGAAGAAGAATTAAAGCCTATCAAGTACGATGCAATCAAGCTTCTGACAGGTGCATATACGGGCAAGCGTCCTTACATCATTATAGAGGTAAAGAACGCAGAAGCAGTAATTCTCACAGATGAAAATGGTAACGATATTGTTTATGAGTATCAAGGTGAAGAATATCTCGCAGCTCAAATGGATTATACTTTGGGCAAGATATTAGAGAAACATATAGATTGATTTGTTTAACTTTTAAAATTAGAAAGCAGAGTCGCAAGAAGAATTAACAGAGTAGCTGGGCCTCGCAGAAATATGAACGGTGCAGGGGCTGGAGGTCGATTGGTCGCCAATCGTAGAGGTACTGCAAGTACTACGCAGTTAGGTTCACGTAGGCAGCGTTACGCTGATTTGCGTGTTTCAATGGGATTAAACGGTGGCTAACCTATGAACAAGGTAGAACAAGCGAATCGATATATAGACCTCATTCGCGTAAAATCGAATGAGGCTTTGCTGTTTTTATCATTAGGTAAAGATTCGCTTGTTCTACTTGATTTGCTCTATCCGAAGTTTAACAGACTTGTTTGCGTGTTCATGTACTTCGTCAAAGACTTGGAGCACATCAACCGTTGGATAAACTGGACTAAAGCTAAATATCCGAATATTGAGTTTATCCAAGTGCCACACTGGAACTTGACATATATTCTTCGTGGTGGTATGTATTGTGTTCCAAATCCGAAAGTGAAATTGTTGAAGTTGGCTGATGTCGTAAAGGCTATGCAGTTCAAATACGGTATCTATTATACGTTTTTGGGCATGAAGAAAGCGGACGGAATGAATCGCAACTTAATGCTGAAAGGGTATGAGGCAAACGGTTATGAAAATAACGGTTTGTGCTATCCGCTCGCCGATTTTAGTCAGAAGGACATTCTTGCTTACATGAAGCAACATAACTTACCCAAGCCTGTCCGATATTCATTGAAAGCCAGCTCAGGTGTTGGATTTAACCTTGATTGTATGCTTTGGATGGAGAAAAATTACCCACAGGATTTGCAGAGAATTTACAAAACTTTCCCAATGGTCGAAAGGGTGCTTTGGGAGTATCATAATAAACAAAAATAATAGGAGGATTGCCGAGTTAGAAGAACAAAAACGAGAGCACAAATATATGCTCAATCAGATAGATTGAGCGAAGCGAATTGGAGAAGAAAAAATACATGGAGTAGCAGTGCCGCAAGCAGGCGCGCAAAACAATCTCGTGATAATCTTATAGCAAGAGCCGAAAGGAATACTCTTCGACAGAGAGGTTTCGGTCTAAGTAATGGCTAATATGGAATTATCAAAATACATAAAGAGTGAATCGGTGGAACTTAACCGCTCTGCCATTCACTTTGCAGACTATAATCCCCGGAAACTTTCCGATGAATCACGTAAGACACTGAAACGTGGTATCAAGAAATTCGGATTGGTGGGTGGAATAGTTGTGAATAAACGTACTGGTCTTACAGTAGTCAGCGGGCATCAGCGTTTGTCCGTCATGGACGAATTGCAGAAGTTCCCCGATAATGACTACTATATCCGTGTCGATGTCATAGACGTGAACGAGCAGCAGGAAAAGGAATTAAATATTTTAATGAACAACCCTAATGCACAAGGTACATGGGATTTTGACGCTCTTGCTCGTATTGTTCCTGATATTGACTGGAAAGACGCAGGTTTGACCGATGCCGACCTGAACATGATTGGTGTTGACTATCTTTTGCAGACCGAAGAAGAAAGCTCTATTGCGGATGCTTTGTCTGATATGATGGCACCAGTAAACGAACAGAAAGAAGCTGATAAAGCCGCCAAGCAGTTGGAACGTGCCGAAAAGGTCGCCCACATGAAAGAGGTCAAGCAACAGGTTAAGGAGAAAGCACAGAGGCAAGCCGAGAATATGGATGCTTATGTAATGCTTTCCTTCGATACCTATGAAGCAAAAGCAGCTTTCTGTGAACGTTTCGGCTATGAGCCGGACATGAAGTTCATAAAAGGAGAAGTGTTCGATGAACAAGTGGAACGGGTAGATTGATATGAGCAATAGTGAATCTCAAAATAGAAAAGGTAAGGGAGGGAGAAAGCCCAAGTTTGACTACACATGCGAGGACTTTCTTTCTCTCGTGGAATCGTATGCCAAAAAGGGATTCACAGACAAGGAAATCGCTCATGCCATTGGATTGTCACCGCAAAAATTTAGTGAGAAGAAAAGTAGATACAGTGAATTAAGTGATGTCCTTTCGCGTGCGCGTTGCGCTATTAATTCTCTTGTACGTGCTAAGTTTCTTGCTATGGCTTTGGGTGGCATAAAAACGAAGAATACTACAGTTCGGAAAATACGAGATAAGGATGGAAATCTAACAGGTGAAGAAGAAGTACAAGTTGTTGAAGGTGAATTGGCTCCCAATTTAAGTGCTCAAATGACCTGGTTGTACCATTACGATGAAGATTGGAGAAAAGTTGAACGTAAGCAGGATGAAGATGCCGACATCCCTACAGATATTGACCACGGTATCACTATTGATTCTTGGATTAAAGACAAGCTGAAATGATAGTACCCCAAGAAATTTACCATCCATTATACGAGGATAAGGAAAAATTTATAATTCTTATTACCGGTGGGCGTGGTAGCGGAAAGTCTTTCAATGCTTCTACTTTTATTGAGCGGTTGACTTTTGAAATGACTCCTGTAGAGAAGATTGTGCATCAGATTCTTTACACCCGTTACACGATGGTTTCTGCCGGTATGTCTATCATCCCCGAAATGATGGAGAAGATAGATTTGGACGGTACCACGAAATATTTCAAGACCACAAAGACGGACATAGTCAATAAGATGACTAAGAGCCGTATCATGTTTCGGGGTATCAAGACTTCTTCCGGAAACCAGACAGCAAAACTGAAATCCATTCAAGGCATTACGACTTTTGTCTGCGATGAAGCGGAAGAGTGGACAAGCGAAGATGAGTTCGACAAGATAATGCTCTCCATTCGCAAGAAGGGTATTCAGAACCGGATTATCATTATAATGAACCCATGCGATTCCAATCACTTCATCTACAAGAAATACATTGAGAAAACTCACAAGCTGGTAGAGATTGACGGTGTGCAGGTTCAGATTTCCACTCATCCGAATGTGCTCCATATCCATACTACGTATTTTGATAACTTGGATAACCTTTCTCCTGAGTTCCTGAAAGAGGTGGAAGATATGAAGGTGAGTAATCCTGAAAAGTATGCTCATGTGGTTATCGGCCGGTGGGCTGACGTTGCAGAAGGTGCTGTGTTCAAGAAGTGGGGAATTGTTGACGAGTTCCCGGCTTGGGCAAAGAAAATTGCTTTCGGGCAAGACTTCGGTTATACGCATGACCCGTCTGCTTCCATTCGTT